TCTTTTAAAGGTCATAAAGTTTTAGTTATAGGGGATACCCACGATAGTCCTGATATACCTAAAGATCGTTTTTATTGGATTGGTAAACATATTAAAAATACCAAACCAGATTATGTGGTGCAAATAGGTGACTTTGGTAGCTTTGATAGTTTAAGTTTTTTTCAAAAGAATGATTCTCAACAAGGTAAGCTTAAAGACGCTTACATGGTAGATATACATTCACTACGTCAAGCAATGGCTATGCTAAATAAAGGCATGGGTACATATGATGTACCTAAACATTGTACGTTTGGTAATCATGAAGTTCGTGTTCATCGCTTTGAAGAAAACATTCCTGAAATAGAAGGTATTATGAAAGAGCAGTTATATAGCTCGTATCATAATTCTGGATGGAATACATCTGAGTACGGAGATATATTTTTTATAAGTGGAGTAGGGTTTACGCATGTACCTAAAAATATTATGGGGAAAGAATATGGTGGACGTAATGCGGAAATATCAGTAGCGAATGATTGTTTACATGACTTAGTATTTGGTCACACACATAAAGATAGAGATTGGAAAGCACCAAAAATAGGCGATAAAAAATATGTACGCATCGTTAATGTCGGATGTGCGTTGCCAATGAACCATGTTGAGAAGTATGCAAAGCTTAATATGACTGGATGGAGCTACGGAATTGTAGAATTATCTATCTGGGATAACCATATCCAAGAAAAAAATTTTATTTCGATGGATAGATTGGAGAGAGATTATGGATAAGATAAAAGACTTTTGGAAAGGTTTAACTAAAAGAGGTAAGATTGTAGTAGGGGCGTTAACAGGAATAGCTGTTATCATCTTATATGGATTAATATTTTAATGTTACCTTTACTTAATGCTGTTGGGCCAATAGCAAAGATTGTCGGTGGCATCGTTGATAAAGCTGTGCCTGATAAAGATTTAAAAGAAAAGTTAAAACATGAACTTAATACGCAGTTACTTAATGGAGATCATGAAGAACTTATTGCTAAATCAAATATCATTAAAGCCGAAGCAGAATCTAAGCATTGGCTAACAGCAACATGGCGTCCAGCTTTGATGTGGATTTGTATAATTGTAATTGCTAATAATTATATCATAGCACCTTTTACAAATTATTTTTTTGGAACAGTAATTGAGCTATCAATACCAGATCAAATGTGGAATTTGCTAACAATAGGGGTTGGAGGCTATATTGCTGGTAGATCGGCTGAAAAGGTGGCAACTAACTGGAAAAAGTAGCTCATATTTAGCTCTGAGAGCGTTTGTAGCACCCCAGGAGTGTGATTGTACCTGAAAGAATCATTAGATTCTGAGTGATTCGTTTAGAATCATTAAACAATATATGTAAATTTTACACGTTATTTATCAACAGAATCCTTTAAATGTTAATAAGTTATAATATTACATGGGAGGAATACTATGATGAACGATCAAATATACGATTATTTAATGAATGTTTTAGAAACTATTTATGATCGAAAAGGGGAATCTAAATTTTTGCAATATTTATTTAATATGGATAATCCACATTATATAACTTTAGCAATTTATTTATGCACGAGTAGTTACAAACACATAAAAGTAAATGTTAATGATTTAAAAAATAAATTAACGTGTTCTGATAGACAAGTTGATATTATGATTCAAACGTTATTAGATAAAAAATTTATTTATAAAGAAAATGATGTTGTTGATAAACGTGTTCAATATATTTATTTAATGGATGCTTCATGTAAAGATGTAGTTGCATGGGCAATTCATACTTCTAAAAAAGTATCTAATATAGATTTAACTTTGAAGAGAACTCATCAAGCTTGATAATTTTTTTGAGCGTGAAGGGGTTTGTTTTGCCCAAAGACTATCTAACATTTCTGCACTTGCTAAAGAATAGTTATGACCTCTAAGAGCTTTCATCATATTACGAAATTTAGATACGCCATTCTTTCCCATTTGGAATATCATTTCAATCAAAATATTTTGAGCGTCAGGAAGTATATCTAAATCTTCTTGAGCTAATAATTCTTTCATTTGTGATTTTGCTTTATTAAAATCAATATCAAATACTTCACGTAAATATCCTTGAGGATACGCAGTATTATCTTTCCAATGATCTTCTATACATTTATGACCCCATCCAATCGTACGATGATTTTCAGTACACAAATACACAGTATCTCGGTAGCCTTCAGCTTCCATGATAGATTCTTTAATGTAGTTTTCGTCCACCTTTAACATATTCTCTGATCTCCAATTCTACTATCGCTTCTGTCAGTAGTTTCCAATTTACGTTTTCTCTCCTGATCTGCCCAATGTTTATTAAGTAGTCTATCCACTCGTGAAAGATCTGTTCCAGCGAGTAAGTTTCTTCGACTTCTAAATTTCCATTGTGTAGTATCATAGCCATAGTAATCCATAAAATTAAGAGTAATGCTACGCACTATTTGATCTATACGCATAAATTCTGACGTATATCCTTGTTTACGACCCATATTATTTTCAAATGTAGCTAGTGATTGCCAAACAGATGAACGATCTTTTTGAACAAGTTCAGCTATCTCATCCATTTGTAAGCCTACATAGTAGTCTAAATAATAATATAAATATTGTCGTGCTACAAAAAGAAGTATGTCACGTCTATTAGAAATTAATTGATCTTTTGTGTAACCAAATTCTTCAGCTACACGAATAATTATTAATTTTGCTAATTCATTTTTCATTTGAACTTTCTAGTTGTGGACAACAACAATACAGGGAAACACGAAAGACAAAACCTGTATACCCAATTCAAGGAGGAGGGTGTTGCTGTCCACTAAACTTTTATTTAAAATGGTATATCAACTGCTGGTTCTGTACTAGCGTTGCTAGGTGCAGAAGCTTTAGCTTGTTGACTACCACCATTGTTCATTGGAATTAATTGCACTTTACCTGAAAAGCGTGGAACAACTACTTCTGTAACGTATTTAGTAGTTCCATCAGCTTCATATGAACGATACTCTACTTGTCCTTGGACAATAATAGTATCACCTTTCTTCATATATTTAGCTAAGCTAGAAGCAATTTGAGGATTAAACACTATGACTTTGTGCCATTGTGTTTTTTCCTTGTAGTCACCATCTTTAGCTTTGTAACGTTCGTTAGTCGCTAAAGATAAAGACGCAAAATTATCGCCTTTGATAGTTTCTTTGACATCTGGGTCTGCACCTAGACGTCCAACTAATGTTATAAAATTATACATATTTTCCTCTCTATTTTACTAAGTTAATTTTAGAAGCGTCTGCCACTTGTGGTTTGAACTTTTCTGTCATTTGTTGAATGTATTTATTGTTATCAAACAATCCTAAGAATACATCTGCACTAAGACCTAAATGACTAAATGCTTTTGTTAAAGCGTCTGTCATAGCTTTTTTACAAGCTTCATCATCTAAGTTACCTTTAGTATTATATAATGGTTCTACAGAACAAACTGGCCCATAATAATTCCAAAAGCCTTCAGTATTTTTATCAGTAGCTACTGACACTTCAGCAAATACTAATTTATCAGTGTAGTTGTAACTAACTGTGTATGTCCAGCCTTGACCTACTGGCCCAAACATTTCAGTCATACGCATGATCTGATACATAGGGTCTACTGTTGTAAGCTCACGACCAAACTTTGATCTAAACCTTTTAGTAAACTTAGGGTCTGTGTGTTTGAAATTATCCCAAACAGCTTTCGTATTTTTATCTAACATTTTACCTCCTGTTAGTAGTTGCAATTATGTTAACCCACACGTATTTGCTACGTGAAGGTTCATTTTCAAGTGTACGTTCTTGACGATTTAATAAAAAATTAATTATCTTTTTCACCATTTGGTACTTCCTCAATTTTAATGTTGTGTGCTAATAAATATTTTATCGCACCTTTTTCTGATTTTGCTTTGATAGTAAACCAATCTACTAATTCAGCATTATCAACTATTGGACTGTTGTAATCACCTATGTACATTTCAATCCTATACTTTTTAATTTTGTCCATTGTGTCCTCTCTTGCTTAAATTTGTTGTTGTTAAATTTAAGGGAGAGTGGGGGAGCTTGTGGTAAATCATCAACAAATCCATTTTGATTACCACCATATAAACTTGTTATTCTTGATGTTTTTGAATACCAAAACTTTACATTAGCTTTAATTATTTCATCATACATATCCCAAGCTAATTTTGAATATCCTTCAGTATTATTTTTTTCTTTTAAAATAGCATTATTCATCTTTGACATATCTCCATACGATTGCTTGTTTACCACTTTGGTTTTTACGTGTTTGTTTTGTATCTTTGATACAACCTTTTAATACTAATTCTGAAAAACGTGGACGCACACTCAAAATAGATAGATTTAATAAATCTGCTACTTCATCAGGTGTTGCTCCATACGTTGTTTTGTTTTTAACAATCTGCAAACATTGTTGACGTATAGTAGGAGCTTTTTTAGAAATATCTAATGCTGCTTGTTTTCCTG